GTAACTGTTATATATAAAGCAAGGGCGAAAAGCTGATTTTGTTTAAGCCTATCGCCCATTCTTATCATAGAAGATCATATTTACAGACTTTTCTTCATAGTCTCGATTATGCAACTTCAAAATAATGTCCGATCAAATCTATGATATCATTTTGCAATGCATTTCCTGAATCTCTTGTACATTTATACACAATCTCATTTTGAATATAATATTTATCTTTGTAACATTGCATGTTTTTTCTCCACGGAATAGGATCATCTTTTGTTCCACTGTGTTCCTCATCTACAATTTCGTACAAACTTTCTGTTCCAGTTCCGGGCGAATGCTGCTCTTGAATCGTGAGGTTATCTTGATTTACGGAATAGAGTTCGTTTTCGTAAACAAACCTAAATCCTCTTTTCACCGTTTGTCCAACGATTTCACTAAATGTAGGGTGTAGCGACTTATAACGAATCGCTTCATCATTTGTGAGATTATAAGTGTTAATTTCTTCTGGAATTCTCACCATCATAAGCTCCATCGCAAGATCATTTTTTGTGGGGATGTATGGAGTTTCAAAGATCTCCTGATATTCTTGAACCCTTAAAATATGTTTCGGAATCATTTCTCCGTCAGGTGCTTGACTTTCTTCAACTACCTTATATGAGGTGACGATTTCAAATCCTTCCTTGTATTCCAAATCATCGCCTGTTACGATCGGTAAATATCCACTGTTAAGATAATCATCTTTATCGGGGGAAATAATTTGTTTATCGCCAACGCGTAAAACAGATGGTGCATATATCAATATTCCGTCTTCTAATTTTCCAAAGTTCGTATTCATATTTTCTCCTTATTTTTTACAGCATATTCCACTTCAATTCCCGCATCTACGTCTCCACCGTCTACCGTGATAACTGTTGTTGGATGGTATGTTGTTAATGCTCTGATTGCATCTTGTTCGGATTGTGAGATAGGGACTATCACCTCTTTTTCTAACACATATTGCAATGTAGTTTTGCTTTGTGACAACCAATTTCTTAGCGTTTCTACATCAGGAAACACATCTTTAGGCAAATTAATTCTTATAATCCTTGCGAACATATCTTGACCTAACCTATCAGTTGCCCAAACTTCGGACTTATATGATGAAAAAGTTAAAGACGACCTTTGCCCCACATTATTACTAATGGCTTCTCTAAGTATATACCCAAAATTATTGATGTTTCCGTTACTTCCATAAAGCTTCCAATCTTCATTCCCATTTAACATAACGCTTCTGATTCTTCTAGCAATCCCATCTTTTGTAATTTTATCTTGATATTTTCCGATGCCCCTAAGAGGTTCATCCATTGTTATTGTAGCAGTCTGTTCTTTATAATATGGTTCATATGAAGTAGCTGTTGTTCCTAATTCGACTTGTATATTTTTTAAATCTTTCATTTCTCCATTTATTCGTACATAGTTAATTCCATCTTCTACAGAAAGTCGACCATGAGTTAATTGTATATTTTTAATAAAATGTTTATCTATATCATATAACTTGTAACCATAACCGGTCTTTTTCCCACTTATAAAATATGTTTTCCCACTAAATACCGGAATAAAATCAGAAACAAACCAACCGTCTTTCATGGATATAAAATCACTATTCGCGTCACCAAACTCAACATTTAATTGTACACTATCTTTATCAAACAAATTCTTTCCAGTAACTCTAACATCGACTTCATATTTCTGCTTCTCTTCATTCCATTTTCCAACATTCTTAATCTGTTGTGGATAGTCGTGTGATGGGGATGGTTTGCCGCCTGTGTAAGGTTCATAAGGGCTAGCAGTTTGCCCCTCGGTTATCATTAGTCTATATCTTGCATTACCGCCTACTTTTGACACAATTCCCGGACGTATATTCAAGTCATCTTCTTTTGGCACAAAAGTTTGGTTTTTGTGCCAAGCACTAACACTACCTGTGAAACCAAAAAATCCTGTAAAATCGTCCGGGTTGTCAACCGAAAGGTAATACGATTTTCCGGCTTCTATTGATGGGATTAATTCTTTTAATGTTTTCGGTGAAGTAGTGTTGTAAACTTTTTGCATAATAAATCCATCTTCATCAACAGAAAAACCAGAAATATTTTTTAACGCGCTTACATCAAACAACTGTTTTCCTGTTGTGCTGTCTTGATGTGAATTACCTAGTATACTAAATCGTTTAAAAGGAGCTTGTCCGCAATTTGTCAATATCACTTGCTTTATTCCTTTTGACGTTTCGTAGTTAAATTTGAAAGTCATAAAAGCTCTTCTTTTTAAAAATATCATGTAATATCAAACTCCTTCCAAAACATCGCATTTTGTTCAATCTGACAACAATATTTCTTGTTTGCCTGTGTGACGAATCCATCTAACGCGATTGTTGACGGTAGTATCACCTTAGTTGGCGTTGATCCACTTGTGAACCAAAATGGATAGATATTTACGGCATCAGGTAACTCTTCTTCAAGCGTTAAATTTAACTCTGTAACTTCTCCCCATACTGCTTGTACGTTCGGTTTTAACGCATATGTAGTTTCTTGAGGACGTTCTTCTTTTATGTTTGTACTGATCGGATTTTTCTGTAAATAATTTTTAATTGCTTCCTGAAGCTGCTCTGGTGAAATCTCGCCTCCGCTACTTCTAATTTTCTTTAGCAAAATTGCATATACTTCGTCTGCTCTCATAGTTGTACCTCATCAATTTACAATTTATACCATTGATCTGTTTCCTTATGGAATTTATAATAATCTCCGGTGTCAAGACATAACGCCGAACTTCCTGTGCCTACATAATGCGGAAGTTTTGATATATCACTCGATAATCCCTCATAGCTTCTGATATTCCCTCTCACATCCACACAAGCAAAACTGCCTAAATCCCATATCTCTTCTCCCGGCTGATACGTCTTTCCGTCCACAACCGTTATTGTTTGTGCTATCGCCATTTCTGTTCCTCCTACGCTATTTCAAAATATTGTCCAATGAGTGCCGATGGTTTAAAATACAATTTTTCTTTTTGACCATACATTGATTCTGGATTAAGAACTCCACCTCTCTTACACAAATAAACTAACTCATTTTCGATATAATACTTCCCGTATTCATATTCAAATCCACTTACGTTTACGCTATCTGGCACGGGAATAGGATCTGAATACGATCCTTCGTAACCTTCGACAAGCTGTGTCCACAATGTAGGTTCTGCCCCCGGAAAACGGTCCTTTTGTTTCTGGTGATTCTTATTCAGATTCCACAAGAACCCTCCAAAGTTTCTTCTTTTATCTTTTTGGTTTTGTACATCATATGCGTACCCGTCTGGATCATCTTCCCAATCTGCGTACAGCCCTTTTACTTCAACGGCTTGTGCGTCCGTATTAGTGAGAGAAGCGATTTTTGCCTGATCCACAACCGCTTTTTTACCGCTAATCACTTTTTCGATGTAACTTTGAGTGTTTGATACCTTTTCGTTATACTTTTCGAGATATTTTCCTGTTAATTCATCGCCGTACTCAACCGAATTAACCGCTTCCTTGCTCGTTAATCCATCAATATAATCCAACAAACACTGCGCATAACTTTCTTTTTCTAAACGCTTGATCTCTTGCTTTTTATACAAGTCAGTAATTTCTTCCTCATTCAATTCTCGTGTCTGTCCGGTTGAATCTTTTAAAATAACTGACATTCCGCTTGAAATACTGTCTTCGTATGCGTTTCTAATGGCAATCATGTCAGATTCGTTGTAGCCAAACGCATAAGACGCTATCATAACATCTGACAATATTTCATTTTGTACTTTCATCTTAATTTCCGCTTTTTTACTTTCCTTTACCTCATCCAATGTAGGGTTGTAAGGTTTAGGATTAGGAGAAATTTCAGGCTCGACATATACACTTCCGTCGTTTGATAATTGATATCCGTTGTACTTTTTTGTAACAGAATCATTCCTGTAAATAGTTGTAAATTTTTGATAAAAAGTCCCGCCGATATCTATTGTGCATTCTTTATCAAGAAATAGATCAAACCCATTTTTATTTTCTATTACATCAGTTCCAAACTTAACCGTAACGATATTATTTGTCGGAATTACGGTTGCTTTGTGCGGAGTTTTTTCTCCTAAGAATCTTATATATGCCATATGTATTTCTCCTTTTTATTTGTTTGAATAATGCGTATTTGTTGGAGTTGCAACCTGAAACTGGAAAAGTCAAAAATCATGTTATCGAAGAAGATAGCAATTCTAATGGTAAATATCGCAAATGGAGCGACGGAACTCTTGAAATGTGGTTCAATTCTCCATTTACGTGCGCGATCGGAACAAAAGCTGGTAGCATTTACACAAGCGGACAATTTACATTAAACTTCCCGGTTGCATCAAAAACAAAATGTAATATCGTGCTCACAATAGGAGCTGGCGGCGCGATATGGGGCAAGGTGTACGGATCTGCAAATGACTACAAATCAAGCTTTTCATACCATTTGCTTGCTGCTACGGTATGGAATACAGCAAGTTTTGATTTATCCTATTACGCGCGTGGAACGTGGAAGTGATAAGCGTTATTTAATTTCCCACTCCGCATCGATAAAAAGATAGCTGTTTGTTGCTTTTGGTATGCAGATAAACAAATTTCCGTTTGTCCTTGCCATAGATGTGCAGGCCACCGGATTTTTATATGACCCATCTGACGCTGTCACATTTACAACAGTATCATTTAACGGGCGATACTGTGACGGTATCGTAAAAACATTGTCGTACACATTATTCGCGACTATTGTGGCAGTTGTATAAATTTCCATATTTAGGTGTATCGTTTTACCGATTTTATACGAGTTGTTTGCTATGGCTGTCCACACTCCGACCCTTATTCCCAGATCGGTCGGTGTGAGCGTCTTTTTATCATGATGCGCTTGTAATTGTAACAAATATGCATTTAGCGCAGCTACAGCCTGCGCTCCTGCGATCATCCCCGGTGTTTTGTTCGCCACTATATCATCAAGATTGTCTATGATTCTAGATTTATCGGCGGAATCGTTTATAGCTTGGCATATTTCATTAATTTGTTTAGCCCCTAGATTACTCCCGGATTGAGTATAATCTGTTACGTCTTCCAAAGAATAGCTTGCATCTTCGTTTTGAGTAATTAAGTACTTTCTTTTTCCAGCCATGCTTGAAGCTAATATATCATCTTTAAAATTAACAGGTAATTCTTGCTTTGCCATTATATTCTTACCTCCTTGAATCTTCCCAGAATAAATGGAATTTTTCTAAGACCCGCGGCTTGTCTTTCAATAATATCTTTCATTTTTTCACACGCTTTTTCCAATCTGTTAAGTTCATCGTATTTGATAAACATTCCGTTTGGATAGAATGTCTTTTTAATCCCGATATCTTGTGTAAAAATTGATTGATTTATCTTTTCTATATTATCTTCAAACAGATTGAATTTGTCGTAATCCCACAACTCCAAATAATCAACAATATCTTCTCCCATGTTTTGAATAGAAAATTCTTTGTTAACTTCATTTGCTTTTTCTTTCAAGTATGTAATGTTGTTCTTTATCCGGTTGTAATCTTCTAAATTCATTCTGTCTGTAGATACCCAATTTGTTTTTGGTTTTATCCAATCTACCTCCATGACATTTCCACCTTTCTAGCTTTCATGTTTCCAGACCACGCTCCGTTAAAGGATATTTCATTTTGATAAGAGCGAATCAAAGCGTCTTCTCTTCCTTTTAGTTCCATGTAGAACAAATCATTCGCCTCCGTTCTTGGGTCTCCACGCCACGAGATTTCGTAGTCTATGTTTCCGAGATAATATTCCGCTATCCATTCTTCCAAATCTTTTGCGTGCTGAATTGTGCTTATAAGAGGGTTATTCCATGTGATTTCTTGACCGTTTACGTTGTGATTCACAATGTAGTTATTTTCTTCTGTAAGATACTCATATCCCTCAACCTTTACTTTTACATCTGTTTTTGCCTTTATATTAGTGATTCGCACTTTAATGTAAAAATCGCTTGAATCAACAATACTCACTTTTAACTCTGGATTTTCTGGAACTGATACTTTAAATCCGTATGACGGCCTGTTAAAGTAAATCGTATATTCAGAATCGCTTTCAAAAGAAACTGTTTCTTGGATAAGCTCTTCAATCGCTCCGGTGCTTTCCTTGTAATTTTCTCTAGTAATCACAATATTTTTTATTTTTTCATATCGTGTTCCGGTAGGATTTTTAATCAAATCCCTTACCCTGTCCAATCTATAATCCGTAACATCATTAATCAAAATATTATCTATGAATAATCTTGAATTTGAATATCCTTTTGTTACCTCAATTACCATTTTATTAAACTCAAGAAAAACATGATCTGTTAAAAAACTAATATCCGGTTTTTTTACAATAAACTCTTCTTTTAAGACTCCATTGTTATATGTTACTATTTTAAATTCTTCCGGTGCTGTGTTTCTAAAATTAATAATCAAGCCATACGCATCGAATGAAGATTCCAAGTTCACTGTGATTTTCGGGTTTTTTTGAAATATTCCATTTCCATCCGAAACAGAATCGCTTACATATCCAGTATTTAGGTAATTATTGTCTTTCGGCAAAAAATAAAGACTTCCATCTACTACGGAAAAGTCTTTACTTGCATTTGCGTAAGCATCTTTTTTACTCTCTTTCAAGATGTTGTCTATCTTACCAAAATTTGCAATATCATTTGTTTCGGCAATCATATTGGGAACAAATGATGAACGCAATATGATTTTATTTTTTCTATCTTCTCTCAATGCACATCTTCCGGCATTTGCAATAATCTGCAACGCTTCTGCATGACTTACAACTGGAAGTGGATTATACACAATTATCTTTTTTAAATATGGATCTATATAATATTCTCTTTCATCTGTAATTCCAGCGCTTTCCAAAACTTCTAAAGCCAAATCATATAAAGAGATTCCATCTTTTCTGTATTTTCCTCCGTAAAAGTTATCCCTCAACTGATAAAATCTATCTGTTGATGTAAATACAGCCTCTGTGTCATTTGCTGACCATGAATTAAGATATGTCGTTGTTTCATTAAGCCACTCTATATCACCGTTTCCTGTCACATCATATCCGAAGGTAACTTTCACTTCCTGTCCTATTTCCATATACGCAATAGCGCTTTCTGGATTGTCTACGCTATAATACAAATCTTGGTTATCAACCTTGATAGAAACATCCATACTTGGAATACTTTCTGATATCGGAGAAACATATTCTTTCATGCTGCAACCCATCACTTTTTCATTTGTAAATGTATTTGCAATTCCAAATATCATGTTTCCAATTCTGAGTCTGCCTTTCCCATTCACCATAGTTTTTGGCTTTATCCAAAAATAATTCGTTCCGTCAAAAGAATCTTCGGTAACAAATTTTTCCGAACTATTTTTATAGATTCTAGTGGTCAAATTTGTCTCTATAGTAAATTCTGTCGGATAACAATGACCGAAATCTATTGTTATTCCTTTTATGTCTAATCCTGATTTATCTGTAAATTCTATTTTCGCACTTCCAAGAATTTCATTTGTGATGATTCCGTTGTTATAAATTTCTAATCCACTATCTTTTCGCGGCGGAAAATACATTGTCCCATCGACTTTTGAGAAATTTTGTTCACATGTTGCGTATATTTTATTTACATCGTAACCATCAAACGGTTTTTCTTTATTTGCCAGATACAATAATTCCGTGTTTGTTACTTTAGCATTGTTCTGTGCATCAGAATTTACAACTCCTATGCTTACTTTTACATATCCTCTATTCCGAAACGGAAGTTTCATTGATTCTATGTATTCTTTACTTGCCATTTGCATATACGATCACTCCAAACCGGCGTCAATCAAATTAAATGAAAGCGTCTCATCTTTTGTTACCATATGAGTTAGCCTATCTACAAATAACGGTTTTCCGCTCCTATCTCCGGGGTACATTATAATAGTGATCGGGTGTCCCGGATTCGCCATATCTTCAAATGTAACAGGAACGTAAAATGGTTTTATGGCATCTAACATCATCTTTCGAGTTTCTGGATTAAGACCGACCCACTCGAGATTACTAAGTTTGTACAAATCCCTTCCAACTCTTTGACCAATAACTGCGTTGTTCTCATTTCTTCCACCGTTTACTGTCGTTGTTATCGTCCATGAAAACCCGCGTCTCGGCGGTGGAAAGTCATAACCATTTACGTTCAAAAACGATGATAATGCCATATTCAACCTCCTGTTTTTTAATAAAAAAGTACCTACCGAAGTAGGCGCTTTTCCTTTTAAGTAAACGAATATCCATTCCTTGCACGTCTCGAATCTGTGATCGACACTAATTCTCTTCCGTCTACTACAATTCGTTTTCCATCTCTAACCGCTTGTATCAATTCTCTCAATAGGTTTTCTTGCTCTCGGTTTTCCATATTTGCACGAGAAAAACCTCTGTATGCCGCTTCTTCAATTCCTTTTTGAATATCCAAATTATTTGCAACCGCAGTTCTTCCATCGGAAAATGTCCCTACCAACTCGTTATGATTTGCCATAAATAATCCGTCTTCCGGGAATCCTCCTACTGAATACTTCGGTATTAAATCTGCCAATGTAATTTTTCCTATTCCGTTGGCATATCCATGACCTTTCCAGCCGTTTGACAAGCTTCCGTATCTAGCCAATGTATACCTAATAGATGCTAATATGTTTGACAATGGATCGTAAATATCCTTATCATATCCGGGATATGCGTACGTTCTAAAAGTCGGATCAATTACCTGCATCAATCCTTTGGAAGGCGTTCCTTTGATTGCATTTATATCCCATTTATTAATTGCTTTTGGGTTTCCGCCGGATTCCGTCTGCATCTGATAAAGCAAAAGGTCTAAATTTGATTTTGAAAATTGACCTGTCATTTTCAATGCTTTAGTGGCAATGTTTCTCCATTGTTCAACTCCGGCTGATGGGTTATATTTTGGCTGTATTGAATCAAATATTCCGCTTACATACTGTACAATTCCATCAAATGTCTTGTTTATAATTCCACCTGCCACACTCGACCACGGTTCAAATAAATTTGATATATTTGCAAACTTGCTGATTGCAACTTTTACAATTTCTCCTGGGTTTGTAAGATAATCCAACACATTCCCTGTAAAACTTTTTACCGAACTCCATGCGTTTTCAAAAAACTCACCTATTCCACCTTTAAAATGTGGAGTGCCTGATATAAACGCCTTTGTTTGATTCGCAGGCATTATTTTTGTACCTTTTTCAAGCGGCAACATGACATTCCGCCCCTCGGGTATAAATGGTTTTCCTGACGGCGGAATAATAAGCTCTTTGTAAGTTGATCCCGCTTGGTCATTCACGATTCCAAGTGTGTTTTGCGGAACTCCATCCGATCCTTTAGCGAACTTTATTCCACTCCACTCACTTACTCGTGTGTCTGATCCCACTTTTTCAAGCACCCAGTTCACGCCTTTTATAACGCCATTCACAAGGGTTTTAATAGGCTTAAACGCATTTTCTGCAATTCCTTTAAAGAAATCTCCCAGTCCCTTCCAAATATTTTTTATAGCATCATATGCGTTTTTAAAAGCCGTTTTAAACCACGGACCCACATTTTTAAAAGGAGATTTAATGGCTTCCCATTTTTTTGAGAACCAAGATTCAATGAATGACCAAGCTTTTTTAATACCTTCATACCCTTTATCAAACTTTTCGCCAAACCATTCCGTTACAGGAGAAAATACTACTTTTATTCCTTCCCATAATCCTTCAAAAAATCCACTTCCGTTCTCCCAAGATTTTTTTGCTTCATCCCATCCTTTTCTGAATTGTTCGCCTATTGATGATGTTGTTTCTCCAACCCATTCCTTAATATTTCCTAATTGCAACATTAATCCAGAAAGACTCGTTGGGGGTAATGCAATGTCTCCGACTTTAACTTCGGCGTCTTCACTAAAGATTTTATCAACCAGTGATTGCAATGCACCTTTTGCAAAATCATTCGGAAGGTTCGCTATAGCTTTAACTAATGCCTTTCCGAATTTGTATAAGTTCCAAGTTAAATCTCCCCACTCTATTCCACATATAAATTCAACTATTTTTTGACCAATATCTTCAAATGTTTTATCGTCTTGTAAAGTGTTTATAAATTCCGTTAAAGACTCTAAAATTCCGTTGGCGAAATTACTAAATGTATCCGCTGCGATTTCAGGATCCCAATTTTCAAAAAATCCTTTTATGCTCTTTGCTATAGATTCCCCTAAATTTTCCCAGTCAAACTCTACAGCGAACGCATTTGCAGATTGAAAAGCTGTATTGATTGAATTAGCAACAGTTTTCCCTAAATCATAAAAAAGTCTAGGTTTTATTAAACCATTCAAAAAATCCGCCAACCCTGTTCCGAAATTTTTTGCTTTTTCATACACGGAATCCCAGTTAATTTTTTCTAACGTGTTTGATAATGTGACGCTTATATATTTGCCTAACTGTTCTAAACTTTTAATGCTACTTTTATATGCGTCCAACATCTTATCGTTCGGCTTAAAGTTGGCAATTAAACCGCCCACTTCACCTGAACCAGCACCACCTGATCCGCCTGATGCACCAGCTCCAGCACTACCAGTAGTACCATTATCAGGCTCAACAATATTCAATTCATCAATCCCTAAAGTGTGAAGCTTCTTTGCATTTTTAGCAGCTTGTCCGAGATTGTCAGATAAATCTCCTGCGCTTCCAGCTGAATCCGCTAGATCTCCAGATACGTCTCCTAAATCGTCAGTTATTCCTCCGCCACTAATCTCAAATTCCCACCCGAAAATCTGACCAAGTGCGTTTAATACATTCTGTGTAAAATCAATGACTTTCGCCATGACTTTATTTAAAGTTTGTACAAATGGTTTAAACGCTGCGATAAAACCAGTTCCAATGACGGAAGCAAATTTCTTAATTTGCTCTTGCAAAATACGAATTTGGTTCGCCCATGTTCCTGCCGTGCGTGCAAAATCGCCCTGTGCTGATGTTGTATTGGCAAGCACGTATTGATAACGCAGCATCGTTTTTTCAGCTTGTGACATAGACTGAACATTTGCATCCAATCCATTTTTCATCGCCCACTCTGCAAGTGTTGCCTGTGTTAAATCCAAACCGTACGTACGAAGTGGTCTTGTTTCCCCTGTGAAGATAGCGGACAAATCTTCCGCAACATCTTTTTGACTGACATTGTAGAACGATGCCATATCCGCCGTTAATTGAGTCAATGTCAAGGATACATCTGCCATAGAGTCTGACAGTCCGACATATCCACCTGTTGCCTTATTCAAAAATGAATTTGCACTTTCAATGGAACTTGTATCAATTCCCATTGCAGACCCCATCGCTTGAAAACGGCTGGCATACTGTTTAAATGACAATTCAGACATTCCAAACTGTTTAATGGAGTTTTGTGCGTACTCTTCCACTTTGCTTGACATATCGCCAAATACAGTGTCTACAACGTTCTGTACTTCCACGAGATCAGATGCAATGGTTATGGAATCTCCTATTTTCCCAACAAACCGGAATAATAACCAATATGTTGCGTACATCTTTCCAAGTGCCGATGCAAGTCCTTTGGTTCCTCTGCTTGCCTTGTGTGTAGATTTTGTATAAGTATTTAAACCAATTCCTAATGCGTTGGCCGCACGTCCAGAAGATGCGCCTGTTCGAGCCAATTTTGCCAATGCATTTGTCATATCAATCAAGTTCTGGCTTACTTTAGGTGCTTTAGATAGTTCAGACATTAACTGTCGCATAGACTTAGCAAGCAAAGGTATGTTTTCAATCGCTTTTGTAGAGCTTTTATATCCAAGTTGCGCTATTCCCTTTGCTAAGTTTGCAACTTGCTCAGATGTTTTAGACACATTCACTGAGTTAAGACTTTGCAATCCTTTCCCAAAACCTACAATCGCGTTTGCCGCCTTTGAAATCTGTCCACTATCCAAATTTGATATTTTCTCAATTCCTTTTGCAAGTCTTGTATAGTCCGCTGTTCCAACATTTTTTAAACCTTGCATAGAACGGCTTAGTTTATCTACACCATTTGCTACCCCAGATAAACCGCTTCCGTTGATTTTCGTGAGAGATGTGTTTAATGTCCCTAGTTTTGTTATCAATGTGTCAATTGCATTATTCGCTTTTCCAGCTTGCGCCTGTAATTGTATTTCAAGGCTGTCTACTGTAGTTCCCATTTCACACATCCTTCCTATAACTTTTTTAGGTCAGTGACTATCTCCGTTCAATAGCCAGAAAAAAACAGTAGGTTTTGACACACTACTGTTTATTATGATTAATTTCAAAATTTGTTTTCAGCGCTTCAAGTTTTGCAACAAATAATTCCCTTTGTAATTGCAACTCTTTTTCGGATAACGGTTCATTATTCTTTTCCGCCATTTCCAAAATAGGACTTTCGAAATATTTTGCTTTTGATTTTCTTTTATTCATTCCAGCTAATACTTGATCCAGAACAACAGAAAAGGCTTTCATATTGTATTGCCCCATGAGCCAATTTTCGTAATCCCTATCACGTAACATCAATTTATATGCTTCTGCATATATTTCTAATTTCTTTGGGGTAAGGCGCAAAAAGCTTTCATGAGAAATTCCCATTCTTAACGCATTTTTAAAGTATTCTTCCCATATTATTTTGTGGAAGTCGATTTTTTCTTGTGATCCTGTGGTGTTTTCGGCACTTTTTTCACTTCTTCCTCGTCCTGCTTGTTCATCTCCGCAACCATCTCCGTCAGACCCGTCAAATCGAAAAAACCATCTTCTTCCATCGTTTCTTTTATTTCTTCATAAAGCCCTTTAAAGGACATTTTTTTCTCTTTCATGTACTGTTTCATCAGTTTTTTTGATTCATCAAAAGTCACATGATGATGTTCCAATAATCCGGCATAAAAAGCATCTTTACAAATATGTGGCATATCAGATATCAAATCTGCTGTTCCGTCAATCATTGCAGCAGCAATTTCTACTTTGCTATTTTTACCTTCTAAATCCAATCTTTTTCCAATATAAGACATCGACAAAGCATTAAACATCCTTTGCACAACTGCTTTATTTTCTGCCGCTTCAAAACTAAATTCTAACGTATACTGTTCATTCCCAATCTGAATTGTTTTCATATTTTTCCCTCCGATTAATCAGAGGGGGCAGTCCGAAGACTGCCCCGCTCATATTTTAATATGTTTCTTCAAGTTCTGTATAAGCCATTTCATCAGAAACGCTACTTAGACCGGCTTTTGTATCTAAGTAGCTTAAGCTCCCCCCACAACTTCAAAATCAACTTTTGTGTCCATTCCCTTAAACTCTTCAATAGTAAGGTTATTTTCCATTACGAGCAATTCGTTCTGACCAATCTCCGGCTGTGGGAGTGCTGTTGGTGGCTGTGCGATTACAAAGAATGATTCATCAAATCCCGGAATAATCGTCTGAAACCACATTCTTTTTTCACCTGTAAGCTTTGCGTATTCTTCGATAACCTTTTTCCATTCTTCTTTTGTTTCACTTGTGAAGTTTACACCGACAGGGAATGAACCTCCCGTATCTGCTGCCCCTCGGATATATCGTTTAACAGCATCTTCAACCGCAGACGCATCAATCTGCTCATTTTCAATCGTGATTCCACCAATTGAATTAATTCGATTAAGCTTTGTAAATTTAGCTGGTTTTTGTCCGGCAGTTGTTTCAACTCCATAACCAAATGTAATTCCTAATGTAGAAATTCCTGCAATCATATTTTTTCTCCTTTCCACCGCTAATTTTTTGCAGTAAGCGATCACTTTTTATGATCGGTCTTATAAAATATCGCCATCGGCTATCATTCGCCGAAAACGTGCTACTCTTCGATATGTACTGTCTGTGTTCTGAAATTCCGGTGTTGCAATCACTTGGAATCTCATGGTTTTCATAATGCGTACAACCTCATTCATTACTTCTTTTGCGTCATTCATTTTGGTATTTGTTGTTACCTCAATCTGAAAAGAAGACCAAACAGCATTGATCGTATCTCCTTGTAAGTCCTCTCCTGTTTCCATTCCCGGCATTTCGTGTATATACACAGTTGGGAATTTCGGAACAGTATCGGCTCTGTCAGAGTTTGTAAATTTTAAATTTGGATAACGGTCTTTCATTTTTTGAGAAAACTGCGTCTTTATCCGAGTGATAACTTGTGATTCCAACATATCTAGCATATTACCGCCCTCCAAATACCTTTTTTGCAATCTGCGGAATCTCTTGCATGAGTTCCAATGATGTTTCATACATAAACGGTCTTGACGGCATACCTTGCGTAAAATACCATTTTCCATCTTTCGGATAGAACCATCCGTATTTTCCGGGCGCAATCTCAAAAATTGTCTTTCCGGTGTTATAATTCCACTCCACGCCCTCCGGGAATGGATATGGGTAGCTACCTTCAAGTCCAAGCTGTCCAGTTCCGAACTCAACAAATGCGGCATGTCTCGAATCAGCCGTAATAAAAAAGATAACGGAATTTTTATCTCCGTTACCCTTTTTTTCATGTATGTTATTCAGAAGATCTCCTGTAAATATCGCGTCAAGTGTAGTAACCCTTGCTTTTGCAATCTCTACACCTCGTTTTGCTAATTCTTCTGTGAATATTTCACATTTCTTGTTAAGTGAGTCTTGATATTCTCTTAACTGCTTCTGCAACTCTTGAATACTGGAAGTTGAAAAAATATTCGCTTTTAACACTTTCTTTGCCATGCTACTTCACAATCCTTTTCAAAAGATACCTTGTAAAATTAAGACTTGGCTGAACACGTTTAATCGAGTAATCCGCCGACTTTCTGTCTACAATGGTATTTTGTTCGTCTATGTACCTAACTTTGCTTGTATGCCAAATTAGAGACGTTTCGTCAATAGGTATTCTGTTTTTCTCCATGAGAAGAATCGCATCATACTCGCTGATGTCAACTCCAAAAGACTTCGCTTCTGCTTCACCGCCGGACATTGCAATATTCCCTCTAAAATCAATTGGATTTGAATACCCGGGTTCTGTTTCTCCTGTTTCTACTGGAACTTTCTGACCGTCCACCTCAATGTATATGATGTTTCCATCTTCGTCTCTCTCGTAAACCGGAACCTCTCCTACTTGTAACGCATACTTTAGGTTTTGCTTATTTTTTTCTAAAAGTCTCATGGAGATGCCTTCTTTATTTTACACGTAGTTTTTGCCCCGGATAAATTAAATTCGGATTGCTAATTCCATTTAAGTTTGCAATCGACTGATAATTAGTTCCGTATTTTGCAGCAATTCCAGAAAGTGTATCTCCGGATTGTACTGTATAATATACTGCACCGCCACCGGATGTTCCGTTTATCTTGTTCTGTACTTCATTGTACCGATTTCCAAGAGCTGCTTTTCTAGTATCTCCGTTTCCGTATTTTCCAGCATATACTTCCGCTACAAGAGTATCTACAGATGCAGATGCAATATGGTTAATCGTATTCTGCACCTCATCGTATCGATTTCCAAGAGCTGCTTTTCTCGCATCTCCATTTCCATAAGAGCCTTTCATAGTCGCAACAAGTAAATCTAACGTAGATCCAGATGGTGATGCTACTGGCGGCTTCGGTTTTACACTCCCTCCTGTAATTTCTGCCGGATAATCTCGATAGCAATGGTTCATATCCACATTCCCGGAAATCCCCGGAACAGATCCGCCCGACGTATACTGCCAGATATCGTATGTTCCTTTATATGTACAAACCGAATTATACTGTGCCACCCATTTCACAAACCGTTCCAATCCTACAAGGTAGTTTGTCCACCAGTTTGTATTCGCATAAACTCCGCACCAATAGCCTGCTTTTTCGATAATATTTCCAAAGATATTTGCTCTTTGAATCGCTCCTTTTTCCGTTTCAGCCTGTTCTAAATCCAAGTAAATCGGGTAAGAAAGTTTATATCCGCTTACCAATCTTAACACATGTTCTGCTTCACTTCTCGCCTGCGAATCACTTGTCGCATAGGAGTAGATATACACTCCAAACGGAATACCGAGCCGTGTGCATTCATCTGCATTTCTTTTCCATTGCTTATCGTCCTGACTTACAATATTATCTCCATATCCGCATCGTAAGATTGCCCCATCTATATGTCCTTTTACCGCATCCCAGTTAATAGTTCCTTGATGTTCACTTACATCTATCACTCTTAAATTTGCCATGTTCTCCTCCTTCATGAATGTATGCCGACACAAAAGAGGACGATCACTCGCCCTCTGAATTTTCGTCTTTATTCACTACATAAAATCTTTTCCACAATTCCGCCACTTTTTCCCATCCGTACATTGCTACAAAAGCTACTAACAAACCTGCTAAAATCGCAGCGAGAATCATATACCAAATGATTGTCTGATGAATATAGTCCATATAAGCTACAAATGCCGTAACCGTAAGACCAATAGACAATACAAATACAAGAATATCTGTCGGAATTTTCTTTAATCCCGATACCCCTTTAAACACCTGTGTAATTACAGAAACAGCAAAAGCAAGAACTCCTACAATTCCAATAACAAGCGTCATATTTACAATAATCTGCTCCATTTTAAAAACCTCCCAAACCGATTTTGTAACACACGAATCCAATAATAATTCCAATAACGGTTGTGATAACATAGCCAGAAACTTGTCTCCATTTTTCGCCATCTCTTCCCTCAAGAACTTCAAGACGATCGCCTTGTTCTTTTTGTTCTTGCGCCATACTTTCAATGGAGATCGCAAGCCGTTCAACCGATTGTGCCAAATCTTGTATTTTTTTTACTGTGTCTTCTACTTCATTAATTCTGTAATGCAGCCTCTTATTTTCTGCATCCATACGCCTAGCAAACTCATCGTGTTCTGCTCTCGTAATTGGTGTATCCATTACGTACCTCCAAGTTCTTTTTTTATATGACTGCCCTCCACCGCTTAATGCCATATCCCTGCAACCGAACGGAAACCCATACGGTTACGCACAATCGTCTACTACTTAACCCAGTAGCCGGGAGATGATTGGATCACCGTACCCTTTCTATAGAATCTGTACAAAAGGAGTGACTTTCCCAAGAATTTTATCTCGGTCAATCCAGCTCCTTGACGTTCCATTTTCAGAAGAGGAAACTTGAAATTCTCCTCCGTCTTGGTTGTAATCATACAAAGCCAAATTTACAATAATACTGTCAAATTTTTTCATATCCTTTTCAATCATCTCCTCTGTGTAATTGTCTGGATAATTTCGGTAAAGACGTACATCTTGTTCTGCCTGTGAAATAAGCTGTTCCAAAAACTTATCTTCTTTTTCGGCGGAAACATCAAATTGTCTCAACCGAATCTTCAACTGTTCTAATCTTGAGTGAGTCATACCCTCATCTCCTACAATTCCATCTTCTCAATGAGAAGTTTTTTGATGTCTGAACCGTTTAAATACTCTGCACCATCAATTCCTTGTCCCTCTGCCAGCTTCCGAAGTTCTTCCACTGGCATACGGTGAATGTCGGTTTTTGTAATTTTCCCTTCTTCCTGTTCTAAAATTTCCTGTTTGTTCATAAAATCAGCCGGAGAATCTATTTCTTCTCCGGCTTTATACCATCGTCCGCCTTTTTTGATACTATGTGTAGCAATCATGTAACCACTCCTTACGCAACCTTCATAACAACAACGCTGTCCATACCCTCAAAAGTAGGAAGTCCAATCATGGAAACTACACAATGTGTGTTAATTGGATGATTTGTGGTATATGAATATACTGAAATACCTGTTTCTACGAGAGAAAGATTTCCATCTGTCAAACTTCCACTTCTCTCTTCCGGTGTTCTACCAAATGTATAATCACCAAGATATACTCCGGCAGATTGAGCAGAAACAATGTTTGTTGGAATGAAATACTTTGTATTTCCTTCTTCATCAATGTATACTTTGTCGTATACTTCGATCTCAATTCCGTACTCTCTTAAGTAAGAAAGTACATCAGCCTGTCTCACTCTGATACCGCCATTGTATGCAGTGATTCCAAGTACCTGCTTCTTTGTATCTTCTGCTTTCAGAATCATTTCAAATGTCTCTGTATTCATGGAAAATCTTGTCAAAGAGTATCCGGTTTTCTTCGCAAAATCACGTCTTGCTTGAATCAAATCGTCAAGTGGCGTTGCAGTTGCCGAAGCATTCCACTTATCTTCATCGCCGGAAATCTCAACAAAGTGATCTTTCTTATGCGCCGCTCCACTATCTGTTGTATATTCAACAACATATTTCTCTCCTTCGATATTTACGGTTACTTTCGGAACACCATCTTCCGGTGCCAAAAGTTCCCAAATCTGACGTTCTGGTACAACCAAAGCGCCTTGAATCAGAGAAAAAGGCTTTTTAGCAATTTCTTGTAAAACCTGATTTGCCATGTTGGAATTTTCCGCAGACTGATAATTTGCATATTCCTGTTCTTCTTTCTCTGTTACCATGTAACTTTCACGGTAAAAAGGCATTTCATTCTGAATATCGGAAAATCCACCAACATCCCTTAATGGTGCTTGCGCGTCAAAATTTGATGCTTTCAAAGATACCGGGAGACCGTTCTTTCCTTTAATAAACTTCAAATCAAGGCTGTCCTGTTTCACCGTTCCAAACTTCATTCTTCCACTATACGGTCCCGTACCGAGCTTTGCCTTATAATCATTCCACAGGACTCCTAAAGCTCTAGCGGTAAACGCTTCTCTCAATGGTAATGCCATTTTTATTCCTCCTTTTACTCTGAGATCGCCGGTGCGCCGTAAAATGTAACTCTCGGTGTTACTTTTCTAGCTGCATCTTCGATTGATAATGATTTTACTTTTTCCCAATCAATAGTTCCCTGATAAACGTAAGTTCCCGGCGCATCTCCTTGTGTCACATCTACATCATGCAGAAGATAGCCAAGGCAACTGTTATCATTTGCCGGAAATGGCGTTCCAGCCGGAACAATTTTCAAACCGTTTTCATCCGGTGAAGATTTCATTGTCTGAGGAACAACACACGCTGCGCCCTCATAAGGGAAAAACTTCAAAATACCTTTACTTTGTCCATACTCATGTACGATAGGCTTTCCCATAGTCTTTTAACCTCCTATTTCAAAACGTAATAATCTTTCATGGACTGTTCGTCCGCTTTGTTTCCAAAAGAGATGCTTTCCGCATTCTTCACATCTTCCGGCTTATCATCGCCTGGATTACCGCCAGTTCCACCACCTGGATTCGGAGTACCTTTTAATAGCTCTTGTTCTTTCGCTGTGGCTGCTGCGGTTTCTTTATCGGAAATAATCTGTGCGATAGAGTCAATCGCTTTCTTAGCAGCTTCTAAATCTGTCTGAAATCCTGCGAGCACGCTTTCTGCCTGTTCTCCTGTTAATCCTTTTTCAGCTGCATACGCACGAATATCTTTCTGCACATTTTCTTTCTGAAGCTGTGCAATCTGATTTCTCAATGTTTCCAATTCTCCGCCATCATCATGAGATGGTGTTGTCTCCGGTGTCGGAGTTGGCTGTGGTTGCGGTGTAGGCGTTGGCTGTGGTGACGGCTGTGGTTGTGGATTCGGTCGATTGCTGTGAAACTGATTCAGATAATTTGTTACCTGTGCATCACTCGGCTCTTCAATCCCTAAAGCCACTAAGTTTTGTCTTGCTTCTTCTCTTGTCATTTTGATTACCTCCGTTATCTACATTTGTTTTCGCTGTTCTATCAGCTTGGATATTTACTTTTGCTATTTGACGCATAACTGCAAATTTATAAAATAAAAAAGCAGCCGATTACTGTTCGACTACTTCTTTGTTGACCGGTTTTTCTATTTTTGGTTCTTCCTGTTTTTCTGCTTTATCTGTGTAAAGACTTTCCATTCTATCTTTACTTTCAATTGCAACCTGTTCCGGGTCGCTAAACATATCAATGACCTTAATTGCTCTCTTGTAATGGATTCCACAGTTCAACAAAATCTGAAGAACTTCCGCTTTTACCATCATGTTATCTAGCTTATTGTGGTTGATATGAATTTCCACATCACTCGGAACAAGTGTAAAGCCTTTTGAAATTCTAAGCCTGTTCAGAATAATCTTGATCGTCATATTCTCCGACTTTTTAAGAATCGGTTCATTGATTGCCGTTCGAAGTCCAGCGTCATAATGTCCGTTACGAAGATTGACTGCACCTTGAGTATCGCCCCCGGTGTTGATATTACCCCTGTTCGCCAATCCTTGAATGTCAAGAAAACGCTCAAACAAATCATTAAATACAACTTGCCCCTCTGTCTGATTCAGTTCCGTTGTCATTACATCAACGTCCGCCTTATTTTCAGTTCCGTTATTAGACTTCACAACAAGCGCACCCTCTTGTCTCATGCTCAAGAAACTATCTCTATCCACTTCGCAGTTTACGAATTTTACCCACGATGAAACGAACTGCTCAATCCCGTTGATTCTGTCAGAAGAAAGTGTATTGATTGCATCTGTAATGGCAATTGTCATTTCAATATCGGAAAGTCTCCGGGAGTTATTCGGATATTCAATCACCGGGATCGCTCCATTTCCATTTATCCCAAATCTTCTCAATTTTCCTTCCGAAATTTCGAACCATTGACTGTTCGTGTAACAGAAGTAAAACTCTTTTCCGTCTTCGTCTTCTCGAATTTGGCAAGAAAAAGCCGGTTTATTGTTTGGGAAGTACACCACAAATGTATAAATTGGATTCTCAGAAGATAATTCAAAATCGCTTTCGTCCAATACCGATCCATTTCCCTCATCATTTCCGATAAAGCGGTATGCAGTACCGCAAATGGAACGCCATCTGCAAATATCAATGTCACATTCCTGTTTATTCTCGGAATCCATAATCGCATTAAGCCAAGAAATTTCGTCTGACTTCTTATCGTCAGTTCCACGAAGAACGTACTGTATCGGCTCTGCGCAAATATCAGCGGTTTTACGCTCCACCAACTCATACGCAAGATTTACAACGATTTTATTATTGACTTCCGGTCTATTGACCTTTTTTCTGTATAAAATCGGCTGATCGCCACGATAATATCGGTCGAGATACTCAATTTCCGTTGCATTCTGTCTATGGATTGCAAGTGCTTTATTCAATTCATCTACGATATTTCGCCATGTAATCTGCCTTTTCCTTGTGTAAATGATTTTTCTCCCAAATCCACAATCGCAAATAGCAGAAAACGGTCTGTAATTTTTATGTGGATAGTTATACATAAAGCACCGCCTTAAATAAATGTCATTCCAGAGGAACAGTTTCTTTTCGGAATTCTTTTAATCTCCATTTCGCCTGTATCAACGTGATACACAATTCTTTTGTTACAGTTTTTACATCTGCAAATTTTATCTATTGTTGATCGTCCATCATACGTTCCTACTTTTCTTCCGCATTTTGGACAATATATCGTTTTTTCCTTATACTTTTTCATAATTTTCTCCACGAAAAAAGGACGCTTGATTCTGCGCCCTTTTTCAATCATACTTATGGGTTTTATGTTTGGTGGAAATATTTATTATTTCTCTGATTATTATTATAGCATGTCAACTTTTGGACATCTAGATGACATCAGTGGACATTGCAGGACATTTGTGGACTATTTGAGCGGATTTTAAATAATCATCTCCATACAGTTTCTCAAATTCCTTTAACGCATTTCCATGAATACGACAAACCTGTTTGAATGAATATCCAATTTCGACAGCTATTGTTCCCAAATCTTTCATCATCACATATCTATTGAAAAGAATATGATACATATTAGTATCAGAAATAGTGTCTATTTGTTGTATAATCATCGCTCGTTTTTGTATGTATTCGCAAATCATTTCATTCGCTTCAGTTTCCAAGTCTACAATCTTTGCAACAGCACTTCCCATTCTATCTTTATCCGATGAAGTCTGAACATTAACATCTTTCTGTGCAACAGTTATGGACGTTGCCATCGTTTTTAACTGTGCGATTTCGGAAAATTTATTCTGAATCTTTCTGTCTAGTCTTTCAATCTGCTGCAAATATGTTTTAGTATCCATGTACGTTTCCTCCTCTGAATGGGTTGTGTATCGCTTCGGCTTTGGCAACTCTGTTTCCTTTTGTCATTCGTATAGCAAAGTTTGAAAAAACATCCGGTACATCATCTAATTGCTTTTTACCGGAAACTGAATATTGTTTCAAAAGCGACATCATCACTCCATAAGGTTCATTCGGTTTATAAAGTGATGAATCCTTGAATATAACGTGTTGCAAAATCCAGTTAGAACATTGGAATATTCTCGCTTCTTTGTTCGTTTCTGTTGGGACATCTGTAATATTGCATATCCATCCTTTTTGTTCTACACGTTTATTTACTTCCATTGCCACACGATCTCCGCCAGCGTTACGCTCAAATTCGCACTCTTTCACTTCGTTATTCACAATCGCATTCGATGCATTCTCGTACTGCATTTCATAATCGGCAGTATTATCACAGACACAATCAACGCAATAATAATCTTCTCCGTATTTCTGCAATATAGGCATTACAAAATAGTCCGTTCCTTTTCCTTTTGTATCGCATTGAGCAGTGATAGTTTCCGGTTCTCCATGTGGCAAATGCAGATAACGTCTGATTTTATCATCCGGGAATAATAACCCCTCACGTTCAATCGGTTCCTGCTTATACAAGCACCGATAAGAAATATCATCCATGAGTAATTGTTGATCCGCAAAAAACTCTTTCGTGAAACCACTATACTCATACTCGAAATTGCTTTCTCCTGTAACGGGATCAATATCCGGTACTGCAATCACTTTTACTCTTGGATTTCCGGCGTACATGTTTTGAATACGCCCGATAACGTCATGCACGCTCCAGCGGGTCGCTATATGTATTTCTTTACAGTTTTTTCCGTCTGTGTCCTGTATCTTTCTCTGACGTGCGTCTACGGCGTATTTATCCCACAATTTATCCAAAATACTAGGATTCATTGCTTCTTCGATACCGCCAATCATATCATCAACAAGCAAAAACTTGGAAGCACGTACCTTACCAGCATTTTTACTTCCGACAGACGTGCATTGCACACTTGGAAATGGCTTGTATTTCCCTACGTTAAACTGTTCCATTTTTGCATTGGTGCTTGTAACGTGTAAATCAGGAAAGATTTCATTCCATGTATATTCATCTGTGTTTGTCACAATATCGTACACACCGTCATAGTACATTCGTGTAATATCGCCACTATGTGAGTAAAAAAGCGTGAAGTCTTTCGGAAACCATCCGATTACTAAAGCATTAAAAAATTTTTCCACACTAGTTTTACCCGCACCAGGAATGAGTGATATGCAAAGGATGTCATACTTATCATCGATCATTCCTTGTAGCGCATCCACAAGACCGATTTTCAAAAATTGTTTTCTTCTTGGCATATAAAATCGTTCTTTCGGTTCTCTTTTCCGCTCCAAATACCGAAAACCGCTGTCTACAATCTTATTTTGCGCTTCCAACAAGAGAACTTCATAAAACCTGTCTATAATTTCATACTTGACCTTGTTTTCAAAAGAATATTTCTCTAGTCCCCAAATATCCGTACCCGTCAGATTTAGAACAAAATTCTCTATAATCTCTTTCGTCCTTGCAGACACTTTAAGCGCATACGGAATGTCTTTTTCCGTCTGATATGCCACTTTGCACGCTTCTATCATTGCATCAATGACAGATTCATCTATTCCGTTATCCGATATATAATTTTCGTATGATTGGATTGCTTGTTGAAGTTCCAAAGACATAAAGAAAGAGACCTCCTTTACTCAAAAATAAAAGAAGCCTCCATTTCGACTTGTTACATAGCCACCATCTCGGCTATGTCATTAGATATTATATCATCCATCCGTTGTAGCATATTTCTGTTCCATCTGAAAATTCCACGCTAAAAGTCATTGATCCTAGTAGCAATATGTATGGTATTACTAATATAACAGAAATAATTCCTTTCGCTGTGCTCATCTCGCCACAACTTTCTTGGAAATCTCCGCAACAGACACGCCACTTGCAGATTTTCTTAATTCCACGTCTTTCCCTTTACAAATTGCTTTCGCAATCGTTCCAGACTGCTCCACAATCTTTTTCTGAATCTCTTTTTCACTCATTCTCTATCTCCCTGTCTTTGCATTTGTTGTCTAACATACAAAATCTTAGTTCTTTTCTACCAAAAGCAGTATCTTCCATTGATTTTACAAGATTTTTGCATCCATTACACCACATTCCTGTTTCATGGTTTTCTTTATTTTCTCTCAAATATTCAAGTTTTCCACTAAGTCTTTCGTTTTCTCTTTTCAAGTCATCTAAATCGAGTAAAGAATCTTTTAGCTCTCTTTCCAGTTTACTAATTTTTTTGAACGGATTATATATTTTCATCTTGCATACCTCTTTTCAAAATTCTATTTCCAATTTCAAATTTTAGTAAAAACTTCCATATCGTAATTTTCTCTTATGTAATCTACACATTTCTGCAAATTTTCTTTCAAAAATTCGTCTCGCGCAATATCCGGGTGTAGTGTATACAACATACAACTATTCTCTTTTCCATTTTCTTTATATTTTTTATAATTAAATGTCATTGTGAACAATGGAATTCGTGTTAGATTTTTTGTTTTTCTCTTTATGTACAGATTACATAACCTCTTTATCATTTTTCATAAACCTCTCAAATTTCCTTTTACACTTGCCGCACAAATGAATTGTATCTTCTTTCGTTAAGAACACTTTTCGTATTGTAACTGTTTCAGTATCTTTTCCATCAAATTCCGCATTTACGATAGAAATATCCGATTCTCCGCTCATAATTTTCAAATAATCGTCTCTTGGAATTTGTGCTGAAACTTCTTCCGGCAGACAATCAAGAACATCTTCTACCAGATTTTCAATCCGTTCTCCGCAGCGATCACATGTGTACCATTTTTCCTCGTGAATCATAATCCATGGACCTCCCGTAATCTCGCATACTTTTCCACAAGCACATCAATTACCACATTTAGTTGATTGATTTTAATGCAATCGGATTGATGTCTATCGTTTAGTTTTGCAATTTTATCAATAGATTCTGCAATGTCTGTATTTGTTTCAACTTCTTTTTTTCCACAAAATGTTCCTATGTTTGGAACATAATGTGGAAATTCTTCGCAACCAGAATTAATATTAAGCACTTTTCTATTTTCCTTACATTCTTCTAGTTGCTCACATTTATCGCATTTTGTAAATTTTTCTTCATTTTCGTGCAGATGCTTTTCTTCTCCATCTGTTAGTTTTCTTCCACAGATAGGGCAATACGAAATATCGATTATTCCAAGTTCCCCAGTCTTGCTATTTGCATAGTACGTGTCATAACCTTTTCCTTTTTCTCTGATATGCCATGTAATTTTCCCATCAAAAAATTCAATTATCTTTTGTTCTTCACAAAATTCACACATAACAATTCCCCTTTCTGTGAGGTTTCCAAGATGAGAACAACTTCCTAGGATTTGCAGTTGATCCTATCTTTGCATTGATTTTTTTTGCCGAGGCATTGACCTCATGCGCTCGTCTATCCGGTAATGAGCGGGACGCACAACCCTAACAGGATTTGAACCTATTCTACGAGAGTCAAAGTCTCGTGTGCTACCATTACACCATAGGGCTAAAGCAGGTCTTCCCTGCTTGCATTCATATTTATCGTGCCATGCTTGACACTAATCCGCCTTATAAACCACCCTCGACCGCCCAGCAGTCACTCATTTAATTACTTCCGGCGAATATCCAAAGCATCCAGACTACTGCAATCACTGAATTTGTCTCATTTCCTTTGGATTAAGTTTTTTGTCGATTGTATAGCATTGCAGGACTTCAAACCGACCACGAGTGGAAAATGTCTATATCGGCACATTATTGCGAACTTGCCATATGCCAGGGCGACAGTTTTTAACCATCTTCTCGTGATGGAACAGATTTATCGTCTCGGTATAAGGACGGGTTTTAACGTCTTTACTGACAAGAACAAGCAACTGAGATTATGCAACAGTTAGTCGGCACTCACGAATGAGGACAAGCGTTATGATTTTCTGTTGTTTATCGGCAGGGTTTCGACCAGATGTTTACCCGACTTGTACCATCCACACAAATATGTGCTTCCACGAAACCTTGTTCCGCTACCGTCTCTTCACGCTGTATTTAATTGCTTATTCAAATCCCCACGAGCCTTGTGACGGCTCTTAACAGCATTCCGCTATGGGGAGAAAGGATGAAACAATAAAAAATAAAAACTGCGTCGATTGTGAGGGTGTGGATTTGCACCACACATGAACCATGTCTTTTCGATTTCTTTTTTCCGACAGTCTACGCTTTCGCTCGTGTCACAAGATAAGTAATTTGCACAGTTCTCACGACTAAATCTGTCTACCTTTTCCAGCACCTCACAGAATCTTATGAATTTAAAATAAATAATGAATTTAATGCAATGATCAATGCGACCGATCCGCTTAACAACCCCATTCCTGTTTCTTTGGTTTTTAATCCAAAAATCATTCCGATCAAGAACAGTGCAAACAAAATTACATTAAACGCTAACAAAAATCCTTTAATCATTAATAAATCTCCTTTCCACAATCTATGCACTTCCAAACATGATGCGTAATCCATGAACCATCTTCCTGTCGTTCCAGGTATGTGTATAATGGATCAACATGTTTATGCTTACAGAATAACCGCTTAATCATCTTCATTATTCTTACTCACCCAATCTTCACACCAATGCTCATATTCTACGAAATCGGCTATATATTCACTTTCATCATTCACACATACATAGCCTTGCATTTTATCGTAGTGACCATATTTGCAAGTTCCGCAACATCCGTTCATGTGTATCACCCTCTTTTTATTTTTTGAAAAATTTTTGAAATCAGCAGTTACTTCTTGGCAAATACGTGCGAGTCGCAACCCAAACGTCATGTTTCCGGTATCCAATATTGCCAAGAATTTTCACAAAATTATATCTTCTTGAAACCGGATATCCGAGCCTGTCTTGTACTGTCTCAAAAAAGTACCGAATATCGTCAATGACATCTCTAACACGCTTGAATAATTTTCCCATTTTCTCGAATACTGATTTAGCAGCAATGAGGAATTGTCTTAAATTGTAGACCGCTATGCTAATTCCATTCTTGATGCAATACTTAAACTGTATAACAGACAATCCGGTTTTTCGTATTTCTATTGCCTGTTCTTCTGTTAGTGCTAATATCACGACATATAACCTCCTGTCTGTCTCATAAATACCTCTTTTTGTTTATTTCGGAATTTGGGGGACTAAGTAGGCAGATTTTTGCGTTCGTGTATAGAGGGGTAGGTATCATTCATTTACTATCGAACATATGTATCTATCGAATAAATCTTTATTTATCAAATACATCTATACGTGTTTTATTATATTTGCACCAATGTCAATGATATATTTTAATCTAAATTATTCTCCGTTTCTAAATGTTAAAATACATCAATCTTTTTCGCTCTCGATCTGCTTTACTTCTCCCAGTTTCGGAAGTTCCGAAGCTGTTAATGCTCTTTCGCTAGTCCGTTCCTTGCTCACTCCCGGAAGATTCCAACCGTGACGTTTGTTAAGTATCGGCAAGTATTTCATTGGGTTGTTTCTTCTGTCTTTTAGCAAACAAACGAGAGACTCCTCGTTATTTTCCACTAATTTTTTGTAAATGTCTGAGGCCGCTGTACTTGGTTCTTTGATATACTCCCCTTCTTTCAGGTTGTTAACTGCTATATCACTTATAATATTCCCTTGTAAGTCCTTGTATATATAAGCCCTTGTATTACTATTCCCCCACGAATGTATTGTATCTCTTGATATACCAGATAATAAACAAAATCCCTTTATACTTATCTCTTGATTATGGCAGTAACACATATAGATATACATCTCTAACAGATCATCAACAGCATTAATATTATAACTATTACTAACGGTATGAGGTATAGTTAATATATCGGGATTTGGTTTTATAACGTGTTTATAAATATAGCTCAGCGCTGCGTTCCATTGGCTCGGCAATATATCATACTCACTTTCTATCGCGTTGGATTCGCAGAACATAGACAAATACATTTGTATTTCATTCTCAAATACTTCGACTGTCTGCTCTGCATCCTGTACTCTCTCCATTTTCCGCACCTCCTAACACTTAATAATAAAAAAGAGACCCACAACATATAGTTGCGGATCTCCCGAATCCATTCTCACACCGCCGGGATTTGGGCGGATTTAATTGTATTTAATTTTATAAATTAAAAACCGTTTGTTTGTATGCCCATAATATACACCGATAAAATATAATTGTCAAGCATAGATTAAAAAATATCAATTCCCGAATGTCTGGTTGATCGGATGTCAGATCATCCCCAAAATACCTCGAAAATGATTCAGTCAGTGAGTTCACTTTTTCTTTAATATTTCTTTTTCTTCTTGTAATCTTTATCAATAATCTTTTAGGTGGTGATTTTTTTACACCATACCGAGGGGAAAATTTTACACCATCTAAAGGACAAAAAACATATAAGCAACTTATATAAAATCGAAATTTTGAAGAAAAAAGATAGAAAATCCATGTATTTTAGAGTTTTAGAAAAGTAATGCGAACCCTTGTAAAATAGGGATTTGCGGTATGTTTGAGCGTATAAGCTGCTTATTTTGAAATCGTATAAGATGCTTATATATTTTTAGGCATCAAAAAAGGGATGTTTTTACACCCCTTTCACTTCAAAATTGAATAAAAACACACCCTAATATTTTTTGTATTTTCATTCGTGTTATGATGCCAAACCTTTATATATCCGGCGTCAATAAGTTCCTTTTTGCACTTTTTTAATGTTCTGTTTTCAATTCCAGAATCATTTTCAAGCTGTTCATTTGTACGGTAGAAATATCCCGTTTTAAAGCCATATTGACCATACAGGAACGACAGCACCACATACAGCCATTTCGCGGATCTGCTCAAAGTGCTATCTGTCATAATAGAGCTGTTGCAAATAAATTGTTTTCCGTTCATTCTTGACCAACTCCGAGAAAATCATATAACGGTTGTTTCTCGCCTTTATACAGGTATTTTCTAAACTTACGTTTTAATTTATCGGCGTTGTCCTGCTTTCCCCCAAAGTCTTTTTCGGGAATCTTCTTTAACTGCTTGTATGTCATTCGTGCCAGCTCTTCGTCCGTGTATTTTGCATCTACTATTTCATATCTTGCAGTGTCTACAATATCAAAAATGATCCGGCAGCCGTCTTTATAGTTGTCGTTTCCCGGTTCTTCTTCATCCATGAACCGAATGAATAAATCATTTAGTTCCAGATCATCCCAGAAGAATACTACATCATGCCACCATCTGCCAGGCTTTATGTATTTTTTTTCATGCACAAAGTTATAAACCGGCTTTCCGTCAACTTCTTTCGGCGGTGTCATACTCTTTATATCGTCCTCAAAATCAAACATTTCCAACGCTTTTAACTGTCTTTCTATTGCATCGTTCGCGAAAGCGTTAACACTCAGATCTGTGTCTGCTATCATTGCTCTAGTTCCTATTGGCATTCTTATCATTGCTCGCTCAAATTTTTCATCGTATCGACTCACAGCCGCCCTTGTACTGTTCTTTGTTTTGTTCTTCAAGTCCTCGCTTCCTTTCTAAAAATATTGGGGGCGAATCTCTCCGCCCCTTTTTTGCTTATGCTGTCCGGTTATTCTGCTTTTTCTTTTTGCTTCAATTCCGGAAATTCAATCCCAAGAATGTCCGCTAGTGCCTTAAGTGCTTCGTACTCTGTGCTGCCCTTTTCAGCTTCACGATTTAAAAATCTCTGCATTTCTTCTTTGGTCATCTCGTTCATGGTTCTCCTTTCTCCCGTTTGGGTTATTGCCTTTCGACAATATTATAATAACATTGTTTTTAGTGTTTGTCAACACTATTTTTAGTGTTAAAAAAATCTTATTTTTTCCTCATCAGTCGGCTCTATTTCCAATATATCCGATGGCTGACATCTTAATATAATGCAAATAGTGTTTATTGTGTCAGTTGTAATTCCTTTACCTTTTCTAAGGTTCTGCATTGTTGCTTCACTCATTATCTTTTCTTTCCTCATTCTTGTTGATGTATACCCGCGTTCAGACAACGCCTTTAATACATCTATCTTATAAGAAAACATTCAAATCACTCCCTTTTTTGTTTTATGTAATTATACAATACTCACATCAGAAACGCAATAAATAATTTGCTATAAAAACATCTTTTTTAGTGTTGACAAACACTATTTTTAGTGTTATATTGATATCAACAAATAAAACAAAAGCCGGTTGAAATCCTAGGAAGACACACAACCGGCACCAATCAAAAAAAAAGAAAGGTAAACCCATTATAACAGGGTGAAAGGTAAAAAACAATGAAAAGAACAAAATCCATGATTTACAAAGAAACCTCTAAAAGCATAGATTTATTTTTATACGCAACGAGCGACGACGATTTATACAGAAGAATGATAACGCCGATAATCGAAAACTTAAGAAAGAAAGCCATCAAAGGCGCATATGACAAGGAAAAAGCCGTTGACGCATACTACTACATAGCGACAGAGGCAAGCAAAAATTATAATAAAGATTTTGGCTATTCTTTCAGCGTTTCAGACCGATTCAGTGCAGCTGTTGACATGGAAGAATACTATAGAGAAGATGAAGTTTTTTTGTAATTTATAAACAGCCGAAACGCTCTTAGGAGCGTCCACCGCGGGACGGTCTCCCGGTGCTGATGATGGCAGACCAGAAAGGGAAAAATATGGAATTATGGAGTATTAAAGACATTATTAAAAACAACGAGGACGGTGATTTTTTAGCGATCTGTGAAAGCGGTAAAGAATACGAATGTAAATTCGTAGCCAAATATAGAGCAATGTTTTTCGCAATTCCAGATCACGAAAATATTTTAGGATATGTGAAAATAGTAAACAGATTATAAGCCGGACGCGTTCCGGCTCTGTAATGCCAGCGTGGGCGGTTCCAACTCCGTGAAAAGGCAGAGGACAGAGAAAGGGTTGATACATCCCATTTATTAAAAATATCCGCTTTCCGGCGTGAGCGTATCAGATTCCGGGTTGTAGCTGATCGGCGGCAGCATAACCGCCAGTTATAAAATTAATATCCTAGCCCCCAGGGAAAAGGGGAGAAAGTTTTAAAATGAATAAAACAATAGAGAAAATGAGAAAAGATGGATACCCTTACAAAATCAAAGGGAATGGAGGTTATAGCGCCACACTATGCGGCATTCAGCCATTAAATGACGGCGATTATATGGCTATTTATCGATATCCGGGCGGCATGTGCTGTCACGATTTAGCGGAAATCAAAAGATGCTTTGAAATTTTAGAACAATAGGCGGATTCTGTCCGCCTTTTCTCTTTGCACCTTGACAAATGCCATGCAAAAGGCTATATTTGACGATATAAGCAAGTTTTTACCGTTTACGCTATAAGTCTATGCTTTTATAACAAAATGCGCTATACGGTCAAATTATAAGCGTGTGTGGTACAATATGCACCACCAGTGCGACATAATGCTGGCATAAATGCGCTATAAGTCCGTATGTTTTCCGGCAACTGCTCTCTACCTAAAACCTTGAAATCGGTTCAAAATCGGTGTGAAATTTTGAAAATTTCTGAACTGAAAAATCGAATAGAAAAACGCACCCCAGGGGGGGTCAAAAAATTTTGCAATTGGGGCGTAGATATTTTTTGAAAAACAATTTTGAAATTTCGAGTTGATTTTTAGGGTACGGGGGATATGAAAAACGTTGCATTTTTTACTCCCACCAATATTAAAATATTGATAGGCTTTCTTTTTATCTGTCTAACTTATTAAAAAAGTGCAGAATTTAATCTGCACTTTCCTTTATGCAATGTTAAATTTTTTACTGTACTTTTATTACTACCTTTTCTTCTGTCCACATATTTGTCTCGTATTCCAACTCAATAGACTGTGCATTTACAGGAACTGTATAATACGTTTTGAACGAAATATTTCTTCCCGGAGATAAGTTTGTATTCATAAAATCGCTATCATCAAGAGTAAATACCTGATCCATAGTCGTGTTATCTGCATAACAATCAAAGTCATAAATGCTCACGTATTCATCTGAATCACCTGTATTCTCAAATGTAAATGAAACCATAATATACTTCATTCCATCCGTTGGCGCATTCCAACCGTATTCATTCTCATAATCTTGGAAATCAGTGCTTGCTTCGTTTACCGTTATTTTCAAACCAGACTTTTCAAAAGAAGAACCTACTGTAAGAACATTTGATTGCTCTGTTTCTTTTTCTTTTGTCTCTTCAATGTCTTTCGCTTCTTCCTTTTTCCCTTTCTCTTCTTCGGAATTATCTTCTTTTACAACTTCTTGATTTTGTGTATTTCCTGTTGTTTCTGTTTCTTCATCACTCGTAGTTAAAGCCATGATTGTAAACAAAGCAAGAATAACAGTCAAAACTATTCTTCCAACCATATTTCTTGGTTTTTTAGAAACCCAAAGAAGAACAAGACCAACAGGTGGAAGAAAAATACACATCAAAACTACAAACCACGTTTTCTTATAAAATGGCTCTTTTTGTTGATTATTCGGAGCATTATTAAAATTTTGCTGATATGCTCCGCTTACATTTTGTAGTGGTTCTCCACAATTCGTACAAAACTTACTGTTTTCTGGATTTTCAGTGTTGCATTTGTTACATTTCATTTCCTCGTATACCTCCCATTCGTATGATACCAACATTCTACCACAAAAAAGCGTAAAAAGAAAGAAGTAGACTAGGCTACCTCTTACCTTTATTAAATGCACTATTTTTATATGTATTCCACAACCCTGCTGTCGAATATCGGCTTTGTGATAACTCGAAAATCAGTCTTGCTCTTGTCATTTCAGGATTCGTTTTCCTAACATATTGCAACAATTCATCTATTTTATCCATATCGCACCTCTCTTGACATTGCACTCATTAAATCATCCAGAAGATAAATTAAATCTTCTCCATAAATGCTGATCCAGTCTGCAAGAAATTCCTCCTGTTCAATCGGAATTGAAATATTATAGGACATCATAAAACAGTGGCATAATTCATGGCATAACACTTTTTTAAGAAATGCGCCGGATAGCAAATCGGATAAATATACGCAATTGTCATTTCCATCTGTAACACCAACCGTTAAAGAATCGTCACTTCTATGCAGTTTTTCACTTGAAGCATTTACAAATTCAATGTGCCACATTCGATTATTTATTATAAACGTCATATTATCACCTACTTAAAAAGGGGTCTGATTCGACCCCTTAATCTTATACTACCTTCTGCGCCAATACCTGCAACTTATTCTTGAGAAGAGTTTTTTCTTCATTGGATGCATCAGAAATCATTTCTGTAATGTCACTTCCAAGTTCAGACATGTATTTCTCAAGCTCTTTCATTTTTGCTTGTTTGTCCTCTGTGCTATTTCCGTTATGAAGTTCTTTCGCTTCTGTGTAATTTCTTTTTGCCATCTCGTATCGGGTGCTTGTGCCATCGTTGAAACGTGTTTTTCCGTATCCTCTACGACCACCAGAATAGTTTCCGTTACCAGAATTTGGAGTCGGTGCACTTCCGGAATCACCGGAATAATACATGCGTCCTTCACTTCTATCCATATCCCTGTAATATTCCGCATCTTCGTCATACATTTCCGGCATCATGTAGGAATATGGAGTATAATTACGTCTACCATCACCACGTCTCATAAAACGACCGCTTGTTTTACTTCGTGGCTGTCCACGGTAAAATCTTCGTGCCTCTTCGTCTTCCATGCCGTATTCTTCTTTCAGCATTTTCAGAAAATACTTTTCAGATTCTTCCTCTTCTTTTTCTTCCTTATCCATCGCTTCAATGATACGATAATCCTTATCATAGCATACAATGTTTTTAATGATTTCAGACCAAGCCTTTAGCTCTTCAACTTCTGACAAATTGAGATTGTCAATTCCTTTTCCTTCTACCTTTGATTTCAGACATTCTGCTATCTGTTTTGCAAATTTATGCATTATGCGTCACCTCCTGTTGGTGTTACTGCTGTTCCCTCTCCATTAATTGCCCTCAAATTTTTTGTTGTGCAACAAACTCTTTTACACAATCTGAATGTACCGGAATCTGCGGATGTATGAACAACTGTTGCATATCGTGTTCTGGTTTTAATACCGCATGCTGTAACTTGGTCACACCCCGGCTGTGTGAGTGGATATAGTACTGCTCCGGTTCCAATTTGAATAAAAACAGGAGCATTGATTACTGTTGTATCAGGAATCGCCTGTCCAACAACGATACAATATTTTTCTTTATCGTTATAAGAGCCTGCCGGTATTCTTATAACAAGACCTATTCCGGCTGTATATACGACTGATTCTGAGATAACCAAGCGATCACAAAGCCGACAAGTATTTTTACAAGCCATAATATTTTCCTCCTTAAATCAATATGGGATAAGCCATTAGACCTATCCCATAGAAATGTTATCAGCCTAAATCGGCGAGTTTATTTAATTACGCGCATCCACAACCGCAAGAGTTGTAGTTAGGAAATGTGACTGGCTGTGGCGGTTGAACCACGTAAGCCGGTTGCGGACAATCAGCTCCAAGTCTTCGGATCAATTCCGCTGTCTGTGCATCCTGATTAGCAGTGATGTAAGCATTCTGAGCTGTCTGAGAAGCCTGGAACTTAAGGCTCTGATTTTCAGCCTGAAGAGATGCAATCTTGTCCTGTGTTAAGAAGTCAAGGATTGCTCTTGTTCCTGCGTTCTGACCCTCGATAATATCTTTCGTGCTGTTCTGAATCACGTTTCTTGTGTCGCAAGCCTGAGTTGCAATGTCGTAACGAACTTGTGAAATTGCTTCTCTGTTATCACAGCAGCACTGAGCCAACTGTGCAGAAAGATTACAGAAGCCACGTTCTACGCCGTTAAATCCCTGCATCATTCCCATGTTTGTGTTGTTGAAACCGTTTGTGATTGCATTATTTAACGCATAGGTGCTGTCGCAAATTCCTTGCTGCAAAGCGTTAATTCCAGACTGCAAGTTGTTCAGAGCAAATCCTTCATTGATATCTGCTCTTGTTGCAAGTCCTTGTAATCCAGGTGAATTTGCTCCACCATTACCACCGAAGCCAAAACCATTACCGCCCCATCCGAAGATTAAGAGAATAATGATCCACCATGCCCAGCCGCCATCTCCGAAACCATTTCCGTTGTTTCCATTTCCATCAATAGATGCTACCAATGGAACGGAACAATTACCTGTATTGAACATATTAGATGTCCTCCTTATTTTTTATTCATAAAGAGGAACTTAAGTATTATGCCGGCAACCTCTAATATGCTACATTCCTAATTGCTGTCTAACTTTTTCTATTGCTTCATCGGGATTAATCCCTTTTTCCTTGCACAAATTCCTTGCAAGTTCTTCGACCCCTCTTGAGTCTCCTTTTTGCGCCATTTCAAACGCATTTTTCATAATTGGATTATTCATTGCAGGATTATTCCCCATCATCTGTCGGAAAATCTGCTGCGGATTTCCTCCATTTTTTATCATTTGTCCTATCATTGTCAAAGGATTCATTATGTCTCACTCTCCTTTTTAGTCCTAGAAACCGTTGTTTTTGTCATTGGTTTAGTCATAGATTTTTCTAGTTCTTCAATCTTATTTGCGAGTTCGTCAAACTTCTGCATAAATATTTCTGTCACTTCATCGGATAATCCTATTTTTAAATTATCTTGAACTGATGCAGAATTGCTTGACTCTTCCATGACTGGATGATAAACTACGGTTGCGATTGTTCCGTTCGGCGTCCATGACTTTAAATAAATCTCCGACATATCTTTTTTGGGAAAGATTGCAACACTTCCATCCATCGGAACATCATTCGCTGTGATTTGTTCTATAGTATCTACCACTTTCCCATTCAATCCGATAGGCTGATTTGGTAAGGACATTTGTATCCCTGCCATTTGCGGTTGTTGTAACGTCTGTTGATATTGCTGTAAACCTGCCAACCTATCCATATAAGGTTGTTGCGGATTGTACTGTTGACCATAATTATTCATCTGAGGATAATATTGCGGATAAGTCTGCATAAGGATTTTCCTCCTTCATATCTTCTAAAACTTTTTGAAATGCATGAACAGCGGTCGATTGACAACCGATCGGCATTTTCTGCATTTCTTTGTTCGCAAAAACTCTTTCTAAAAATTCATCGGTAAGCATAAAATATACCTCCTTATGCTTAAATTTTCGCATAAAAAAAGAACGCACTAACACAGCGTTCGCTTAATATTCAATATACTTTTTACTTAAAGGAAAACTAAAAGAACACCATAACCATTTTCCTTTCTTTTAGCTTTTGATTACCTTTTTGATTACCTTCTGTTTTTTCAAAAAATAAAAAATGCTGAAAACCCGCATATTTTCAAGGCTTTCAGCACTTTAAAAAAGTGACTCCGAGGGGAATCGAACCCCT